CGCAGCATGTTCGGGCTAAACGCTTCCGGGGTCAAGAAGCCGCCAGCCGGATCGCTGCTGTTTCTCGCTTCGTCGGAACCGACAGTCAGGCGCTCGCGTAGGCGATTGTCTTGACGAGTGCCGCGGCCCCAGTCCATGACCGCAAGCAAGAAGTCGCGCGGGTTCGCGAATCCGCCGCGAGGATCATGCTGGCGCGGTTCGGCCGGAACGCCGCTGGCACCGGTATGGCCGGCGGCTGGCAAATCCGGTTGCGTCATTCGCCGCCCGCGATTGGCCTGCTCGGCGCGGATGCGCTCGGTCGCGGCCTGGGCCTCCATGTCCTTCTGCCGTTTTTCTTCGGCAAGTTCGATGTTCTTCCGCTCGATGCGGGCGTCGATCTTCGCCAACTCCGCGTAGAGGCTGGTGGCCTCGGCGTTGTCCGCCTCGGCAGCCTTGGCCTGTTCCGGCGTCGGCGCGGAAATCGCGAGGAACGCATCGATTTTGGCGTTCGTGGCCTTGATCTTGGCGAGTAATTCGGCACGGAATTTGAGGAGCTGTTCCACGTTCGTCCCCTTGGGTGGGGCCAGAGACGGACGCGGGGAAAAGAAAACGCCGCTGCGTCCGACCACTGGCAAAAGCCTGGTGGTGAGACGCAACGGCGTCTGTGGTGTTATTCCGGCATGGCGAGCGACGGCTCGCGGCTCCGGCACCGAATCGCGCCGGCGTTCAACGGAACGCGGCACGGTCGAATCGAGTTTTCAAACGATCACCTGCAATGCCTGAATCGTAACGCGCTTTTGCGGGTTGTCAAATTTCGTGAAAAAGATTCACGCAATCGCTGGCCGGCGGCGCCGGTCATGCTGCAATTGAATCCTGGTCATTGCCGCGGCCTGCGATTGGTTGGTGCCCGCCGTTACCGTACCGCCTGTGAGCTTGCCGATCAGTTCGTCAAAGGTCATCACGCGATCGACCATGCCGGCGCGGAGAGCGTCATCCGCCATCAGCACGCGCCCCTGTCCATAGTTTTGCCGGACGTTCTCGATCGACGTTGCGCGGTTGCGCTTCAGGGCCAGCGTGAACTTGTCATAGATCGCATCGACGCGGCCTTGCAAATCGGCCTTGGCTTCGTCGGTCAGTGGAGTGTGGGAACTGTGCTCGACCTTGTATTTGCCGGCGCTGACCATCGTGACCTTGAGCCCTTCATCTTCCAGGGCCTTGGATTCGTCGATGTGCATGATGTAGCAGCCGACGCTGCCACAGATGCCGCCGGGGGTGCAAATGACCATCGAAGCGGCGGTGCCGATCCAGTAGGCCGCCGAGCACATGAGCGAATCGACCATCGCGTAGATGGGCTTCTGGTCGCGCGCGGCGAAAATCTTGTCGCTCAGTTCCTCGACGCCGTAGATGCTGCCGCCGGGCGAATCGAATAAAAGGACGATGGCACCGATGGCGGCATTGCCGAGCAAGGAGTCCAGAGCGCGCGAGACGAAATCAAGCGGGGTGCCGCCGGCTTTCTCCATCTCGGCGGTCAATCGCTGGTCCATCGGGCCAAAAATGCAGATCACGCCGACCTTGCCTTTGACGGCGCGTATCGCCTTTGGTGCGTCGGCCCTTGGCTCCAGGTCGCCGACTGGTCCTTTCATTCCGCACGCGCACCGAAAAACATTCCACTCGTCAACTCCAAGAGTGGTTGTCTCATAGTCGATGCTGCCACACTTTGGGCACGCTGGTATCTTGGCAAGCCGCAATAGTTCAGACTCGGCATCGGCGATGACTCCGGAGCCGGCATCGAACGCCTGACCAGGCAAGTCCTTGGCCAGTTGCATGTTCTCGCGATGTCGCTGAAGGACTTGTTCTCGCGTCGGGCACGGCCGGGCCTTCGCGAGATTGATGTAACGCGGGAAGCGTTCGCCGTCGGCGAGCCAGATTGTATTGTGGTAGGCAAGCATGTCGTTCATGGTGGTCCTCTTGTCGCCTGAAATGGCCGCTCCGGGTTGTTAGTCCGAAGCGGTCGAGGTCGCGAAGTTCCTTTTTATACTGCACTCGCGCCTATGCTCTTGAGTCATCGGGGCGGCCTGATGCCTGAATTGGATCACCTCCCCTCGCTCATTGGCGCCGGTTCATGCGGCTTCGCCAAGAATCTCCGCCGCAATCGCCTTCGCCCGTTCCGTCGGCCATGCTTCCAACTTGCGAGCAAACACCAGCGGCGTGTCCGAATTATAAGACGCCTGCAACGCCTCGACGGACCGCGCCCGCAGCCAGCCAGCCAGTTCCGCAGGCTTGCTCCATTGTTTGACGCCGGCGACATCGAGGGCGGCGCACGCCGTTTCCAGCCATTCGGCGGCGGCGGCTTCGTGTCTCGGGTAGAATTCGCGAATCCAGGAATCGAATCGCTTCTTGTCGCAGGCACCTTGCGCGGCGTTGGCTTCCTTGGTCAACAGGCGGCCCAGCACATCGACCAGGGCGAGCCGCGCGACGCGCGTATAATCCGGCTTGCGTTCTTCAAGGGATCGCTCAAGCTGGCGGAGTTGGTTTGTCAGGGCGGAGCGATTGGCTTTCGGCATCTGACGCATCAGGTCGTTGAGTCCCTGATCGGGCGGCGCGTCCGCGGGCAAGCCGCTCTGATCGCTGCCGAGGCCCGTGTTGCCGCCGGCCGGGACGTCGCCGGTCGCCATGCGCTTGGCGGTCGTGAGGTTGAGCGGGAGGTAGTGCTCATCGCCTTCCGGCCCGATGCCGTTCATATTTTCCAGGCGGCGCACCTCGTTGATTGTCATGAATCCCGTCGAGAGGGCGATCCGGTAGGCGTTGTAGCGAGCCGCGATGTCGCCGCGCAGCAGGCCGGCGAAGTTGTGCTCGAAATAGAGTGTCGCCTGTTGCTGGCGCGTCAGCAGCTTGAAATTGCACTGCTCCTCCCAGCGGCGCACCCACGGGTAAATCGAGTAGATCACGAATTCGATGGACGCCTGCTCGATGTTCGCGTGGGTGATCTTCTCGCCCAGCATATACGGCGGGACGCGATACCACGTCGCGATCGTCTCGCGGTTGAACCGCCGCGTTTCGAGGAACTGATTGTCGTTGTTGGTCAGAGTGATCGGCGTGTACTTACTGTTGATCGGCACAATCGCGATTTCGGCCGAGTCCGGCGAAGCGTGAATTTCCTTCCACTCCCGGCGGAATGCGGCGCGGTCCTCATCGCGCTTCAGGCCGGGCGTCTCGAAGACGCCTTTCGGCTGGGCACCGGAGCCAAAGAAGGCATGGCCGTGTCGCTCCGTGCCGATGGCACCGCCGATCGATTCCCGCGCGAACTGGATGATTCCTTTTCCCCACACGCCGCAGCCGGACAGGACGCCGGGGATGTGGAGCATTTCGCTCGCACGAAGAAAGGTCGGCCCTGCGGAGTTGTTCTGGACGCGGTAGGGAATGTCTGGGTCCGTCGTCGGCGACACGCGAAAGGCGTGAATCGGATGCAGCGCCACGATGTCGCCATAGCCGGCGCGCTCGATCTCCGCGAAGCCGTTGCCGCAGTTGACCTGGCACTGCGTCAGTGCCTCGACGAATGGCATGATCGTCATGTCGGGATTGGGCGATGTCCGCAGCAGGGCGCCGACGGGAAGATCGGAAGTCAGCCGGCCGTTGTCCTCGGTGCGTTCGTAGAGCGACCGCGGCAAGCTGGCCAGCGTTTCACAGATGATGCGCGTCGCGCAGAAAACGGCCGAATAGTTGAGAGCGGAAATCTCATCGACGTTGACGCCGGCCCGCGTGCGATGGCCTCCCCAGCCTCGGGAGCTGGACCAGCCGCGTTCGCCTTCGAGCATGTCGTTGCCGCGCGGCATTAAAATATCGAGGAAGCCGGGCATGTTTTTTACTCTCGCCGCAAACGAGTGTAGGCCATCAGCCCACAGACAATGACGCCCGGCACGATGTAGCCGGTTGATTCGCGTTCCAGCCAGCAGCCACGGGCAATGGCGGCAAGTCCCGCCAGGAAGATGAGGCTATCGGAGTTCGTGGCGAGCCAGCGGCCAGTTGCGAGGATCCCGGCGCCGATACTGCTCAGAGCCAGGCCGACGTTCCGGCGAACCCATTCCTTCATCGCGTTGCCCTCAATTCCGCAGGCGGCCAGGCTTGTACCAGTTCGCGTCCTCGTCTTGCTTCATCGCGCCGGCCATGCCCATGATCGCGGCGACAACGCCGTCGATTTTCTTGATGTCTTCCGACGGCGGCTTGACCGGGCGCTTGTTGCCGTTGGCGTCCGTCTTCACGTTCACATGGCCAATCTGCCAGTCGAGGATCGGGTTTCCATCGTGCTCAAGTTTACTACTAATTACGCAGCGTTCAAATTCCTTGGTCGGTTCGTTCAAATTGGCCATCGACTGGCTGAACGCCACGCGCTCCACGCCCAGAGCGTCGGAGATTTCCTGCGTGATGTGCTCGGCATTCCACGGATCGAAAAGCAACTGCATCAGGTGGAACTTTTCAGCCAGTTCCTCGCATTTCTTTTTGACGAAGCCGTAGTCGGTGACGTCGCCCGGCGTGATGATCAGGCGTCCGGATTTGATCCAGTGACGCACTTCGGGGATCTTGTCCATGATCCGTCGTGAGCCGGTCTCCGGCATGAAAAAATACGCCAGTAGCCGGAAGCGACCGTCACCCATCGGGAACACCAGCGCCAGCGCCGTCATGTCGCGCGTCTTCGCGAGATCGAGGCCGACGCAGCAACCGCGGCCGGCCATATCGTCTTCGGTGAAATCGGCGCGGCACGCTCGCCAGTCCTCCAGGCGGAGCCACGGCGAGGCGGCCTGTTGCCAGATGTTCAGGCGGTAGGTCTTGAACTGCGCGAGATCTGCCAGCGACCGTTTTGAGATGTTGTAATCGTCGAGGAATTCCGATGGCTTGATCGTGTTGCCCCAGGCGGGATTGGCCATGCGCCCCCACTTGAGCGGATCGTCGGCTAGGTCCTCGTCGGACAAATCTTGCGGAGCCTCGAAGCACAAAAAGAAAGTGCTCTGGCTCTCGACGGCGCCGCACTCTACGCGCTTGCCGTATTCGTATGACCTCCGGCCATAGCAATCCGGGTCAAGGCCAGCCGTCGAGAATTCGAGTTGCAACGGCTCGGGGCGGGAAGCCCCCGCGCGTGCGACGCGGCCCATGAGCTTGTCGTCAACGACATGTGTTTCATCAGTCACGGTGCTGCCATTGATGCCTTCCTTGCTCTTCACCGAGTCCGTGTCGCCACTGCTCATAGGCTTGAGCGTGGAGCCGGTCGCGAGGTGTGTTAGCTTGCCTTCGCTGCGGTCGATCTTGATGATTTCCGAAAGTTCTTCGCTCGCATCGACCATCGCGATCGTGTGCGCCCCGGCGATTTCGCGGGCCTGCGTGCCATCCTTGGCGAGCAAGTAAACGTGGTTGCCAGGCTCGCCGTCGCCGGCGAGAAGGTACAGCGACACGGCGGCGAGTGTCGGCGACTTCTTCGATTTCTTCGGCACCCAGAACGAGCCGCGGCGGAAGCGGCGTACCCAGCGGTCCCAATCCTCGGAGTAGTGAATCCAGCCAAAGAGCCGCATGAGCCCTTCAAACTGCCAGTCAATCGCGTGGCCGGCCTTCACGCACGCGCAATGCTGCTCGGCTCGCTTGAGGTAATGCGGCTTGGATTTGTCCCAGGTATCGAGGGTGATTATTTTCTGGCACTGGCGGCAGCCGTGGAGCACGAGGCCCTGTCCGGCCCACGGGTCGCCTTCGTAGAGCCGGCAATAGCGCTCGATCCACCAGACGGCGTAAGCGCCGCGCTCGGCGTCGAAGCGGCAGCCGTTGGCAATCGCCAGGTCGTCGGACCGGTTGCGTTTCCAGGCAAGGGTGTCGATGTCGCTCACGCAAAAGTTTACGACATCTCAAAATCAGGCAGGTTTACCACTCGGCGGCGGCGGCCCCTTGCTGCGATCGCGCATCCCCACGCCGGCGGCCGCCTGTGCGCCCGGAGCCTGTAGCCGCTGGCGGCTTAGCGGGTCCATGCCGAGTTGGACGCTGATCTTGTGCAGCTCGGCGCTCGCTGCCTTGCGGATCGCGAGCCAGGGGTTTTGCACCATGCCGCCGTTCGGTCCTTTCAAAATCTCGCTGGATTTCTGGATCATGTCGTTTGCTTTTTGCCACGACGCAAACACGACGCAGTAGCGGGCCATCGTGTCGGCGTCCACCTTGGCCAGGATGTCGGCGGACTTGAGGTCACGCACCAACTCTTTCCATTTGGCCTTGGCTGCGGCGTTGAGGTAGGCCGGGCACGTCGGCGCGCCCTTGCGGACCTTGAGGGGGGCGGATCCGGGTTTTGGTTTGGGGGGGCGGCCGCGCGGCATGGAGGACCTCATCGCCTGTGACTTGCAATCGCTTTTTGGAATTGTTCATTCGTGTAGCCGAGCCGGAGAGCGCAGGCAAGTAGCTCGGCACGCACGATCGCCGCGTGACGATTGATCGCTACACGCTCGTATGCGGTTGCTGGCATGATGCCGCCACGCACAATCGGGCCTGTGCAAACCGTCCTATCATATGCCTCGGTGCGCTCATGATATTCGGCGGCAAGCGTGAACAAATCCTTGTCGGCCTGAACGAATTCGCCTTGCAGTTGTTGGATCATTTTTGTTTGCCTCTTCCTTGCAAGTGTAGCCGATCACGGCGAAATAATGGGACGCTCATCGTAGATGGCGGACAGGCGCGGAGTAATTGACGTGCCGTCGTCGACTTCAGGCCACTGGCTGCTTTCCAGGGCGACGTCGATGGTGTCCGTGTAATAGGGAGAATAGCGTACCGACAGGATTTTGGCATCGGCAGGGATTGGATCTTGCGTGACGACGAATTTGCGCGGCACGCCCACCTGGTCGAAGCCGCTCAGGATTGAGACCAGCAGTTCCGGGTCAATGCGTAGGATTCGTCGGGCCATGTCGGTCCTCGTCAATTCAGGCTAAACCCGCCTTCGGCAGTGAATCGCACGCCGCCCATGTTCGCGCCGTCGCCGCCAGCGGCTTCGCGCAATTCGTCGAGCGTGATTAGTTGCGGCGTGGGCTTGTCATCGTGGGAAGGCTCATCGATGATGATCATTGTTTGGGCAGAAAAACTTTCGCCATGCGCCAAATCGAACCCCATGACCGCAGAGTGATAATTGCTGCCGGCGCCATCGGCAAGCAGCGCCGCCGGTAAATTGAAAACGGAGATAACGCCTGTGCGGGCGGCGCGCCGAATCGCCTCCTGAATAGACAGCCAATTGGCAAACGCCACGATCAATGGCGTACCATATCGCGGCTCGTTCTCTTTCGCCTGTCGCCAGCGCTCAAGTTTCAGCCGGCGTTTTCGTCGGGAATTTGGCATGTCCTGCTCGTTACCTTGATCGTGATGATGATGTCACCGAATTCGGCCATGCGGTCTAGCTTGCTTCGCTCGAATGGCGAGGCCCTTCTTTCCGGCACGTCCGGCATCACCGTGAGTTCGCTGATGCGGCCGGTCGCTTCCATGCCGTTGGCGAGCGTAACGATTACTTCGTCGCCGGTTTGGATTTTCGGCTTCATGGTTTTTCCTTCGGCTTGCGTTTGCGGGGCTCTGGTTTCTTCGGCGGCCGCCCCGTCTTTCTTTCCATGACGAGCCGCAAATCTGCACGCTCAATCAAGTGTACCTTTCGGTTTCCTGCGCCGAATGTCTGGGCCGGCAGGCGTCCGCTGGCAATCAGCACGCGCACGCGACGAGGGATCACTCCGAGGATTTTGGCGGCTTCTTCCGTGGTGATGAGGTCGGCCATGCGATAATTATACCGCACAAGACACGTTTCGCAAGGCCCTCGCTTGGCGAAAAAAATTTCCAGTTTTTTTCTAAATCAGTCTTGTAAAGTATGCCGCACGCGGTATACTTATAGCAGATGAATGAGTTCTAACACCTACTTTTTTTGAAAGGTTACTGCAATGGCTCATCAGCTCGAAATCGTGAATGGTAAAGCCTCCATGCCGTCAATGGCGTGCGATTCCAGGTCACGAATGATAGGGCGATTGGCCGCATGATCGCCATTCGAGAGAATGCGGGAAAGGAAATCACTCATTCCCTGCGAATTTTTGATGGGCGCGGCGAGGTATGGGCCGAGGGCAGTCGCGAAATTGCCAAGCTCGTCTATCGGGCTTGGCTGGATCGCAAGAGTGAATGGACATGCCACGAAGATTAACCCGTCGCATCTCCTTGCCAGCCTTTGGGCCGCGATTATTCCGGTAATTCTGCGGTATTTCCTCTTGTATACGTCCAATCGGACGTTATAATAATGGCATGAACAACAATGATCGCAACCCCTGGAAGTTTTGCAGTCGGGTCCGCAATGTGGCGAAGGTCGTCGCCGGCGAATATGGCGTTGACGCCTATGCGGTCATGGAGGCGGCGGTAGCCTTGCAGCGGCAGGAACGCGAAACGATGGAAGAGCTGGTTGAGGCACGCCGAATGGTTCGCAAAGAAACTGGTCTTAGCATGGAGCGGATTTATCGCCTTGAGGATTCCGGCAAGGATCATACGGCTGTTGCCGATCTGGATTGCAAGGCCAGGTCGCTGGCTCGCGAGTTTCCCGCCCTCGGCCTCGGGCGTGGTTTCGAGATGGAATCGAATTTTGATGGCGTTGACCATGCAGCTCTCTTGTGGGAGTTGCTTCGTAAGGCCGATCCGGTCATCCGGTCGCAACACGACGAAAGCCTTGTGCGCGAAGCGGCCGAATTGGTGAAAGGGCAATACGATGAAGTTCCTTTTTGATGATGTCCCGGTCGCAAAGGCAAAGAGGCTTCGCGCGAAAAAGAAGGCGGGATACTGGGTAGCCACGGATGGTCTGTTGCGCACAATCCTGCCGCCTGGTTCGCCGCACGGATGGTATGTCGTTCATATCTGGGATGTGGTCGCCGGTCCGTTCTCGGCACACGAGATGGCCGTTGCTGAGATGGAAGGATTGCAATCGCCGGCTCCGGCGATTGCCAGCGCCTGGATTGCCGGCCGCGCGGCCGCCTTGGCGAAAGTTCGTAAAATGAATCCCGTCGATGCGTCCATTCGGGCGGCATTGGAATGGGAGCAAATCGAAAGAGAGGAAACCAATGGGCAAGGAAACGCTGAGTATCGGTGATCGCATTCGGGCCGCGCGCGAGGCTGCCAAGTTCACGCAGCAGGGCGCCGCCGACGCCGCAGGCATTGGTATCAGGAGCTATCAGCGGTATGAAAGTGGGGAGCGGCCGTCTCCACATGTCGAAATTCTCATGCGTCTCGCCAGCGCGTTCGGCTGCACGCTTGATGCGCTTGTTGGGATGCCGTCAAAGAAAGGACGCTCGAAATGAAGGCGATTACCATTTGCCAGCCGTGGGCCGAGATGATCGCCCGCGGCGTGAAGCGCATCGAGAATCGCACATGGCCAACGGCCTATCGTGGCCCGCTCGCTATCCATGCGGGGAAGTCGCTTGCCTGGCTGAAGCGCGAGAACGCCGCGGAGTGGATTGATCGCTATGGCGTTGCCTTGCCACAAGCCGGAGAAATGGCGTTCGGAGCATTTATCGCCGTCGCCGAGCTGGTGGGCTGCGTGCCGGTGGATGAGTTGCCGGCGGAATTGGAAGATCACCCATTTGCCGAAGGCCCTTGGTGTTGGATTCTCGCCAATGTGCGGCGCATCGAGCCGATTATTTGCCCTGGTCAGCTGGCGCTGTGGACGCCATCGGCCTTGATGATGCCGAAGTTGACGGCCATTTCGTGATTCGGCGGGCCGATATAACGGAAGCCGGCAGTCGGCCTGGACCATGAGGATGTCGTCCTCGTCGACCCGCCGTCGCGAGTGGATTCGTGCCCGCTGGGCGCGCAGGAAAAATCCGGCGCGCGGATCATCTCCCAGAATGGCGACTTGCACCGATGGCGGATCATCGCCGGATGCGAGGTTGTCGAGCGGTATTCCTTTCCTGTTGCTATAAAAATCCCACCGATAAATTCACTGATAGCGTTGCCAAGGCCGATGCCCTGGAAATCGGGCAGGCAGACGGTGCGATGTTCGCGCCACCAGCCATGAGTTTTGTGCGGATTATGGATGACCGACGCGAAGCAGGCCGGCCGGCCGTTGACCTCGCCCAGGAAGCAGCGAGCGGCCTTGTGCAGCGAATGGCTCAGATAGTGATGGTGGCCGAAGATCTTCCACCATGAGGTGTCAACCCGTCGAATTGAAAGTTGAATTTCCGGGCGGCGCCGAAGGGACCTCCATAGGAATTGCCCGCTCGCGGTGTCGTATTTCCAATCTGGCTGCAACCACTCTTCGATGTCATAGTGGCAAGCCACGGCGACGAATCGCCGGCCTGAGGCGCGGGCCGTTTTCGCCAGGGCCGCGCTGCCGATCTGCGCCACAGTCCTATCGACGACGCTGGTGAATTCGTCCACGACGGCCAGATCGGGCGCCTCTGCGAGCGTCCTGGCGAGTGTAACGCGGAATTGCTCGCCATTGCTCAGGACGCGGAAGGGCTTCAGCCAGCTCGGCGGCGAAGAAAAGCCGACGCTGGACAGCAAGCCGGTGATGTCGTGAATCGAGAGGCCGGGCGGGAAGCCGTCCACGATGCTCTTGGCCTCGGGCCACGGCCAGCCGGCGATGATCTTGTCGCCGAACAACTCCCGCGCGAGCGTCGTCTTGCCGCTGCCGCTGGGGCCAACGATCAGGCCGATCGACCACGGCCTGTCGAGTTGGAAATCGACCGTCCATTCGTGCTCGGATCGTTTCGCCGGCGGCACGTCGAAAATGCCCTCAAGTTGGCGCACGCGCGGCGTGCGCTCGATTGGTGAAGAGCGCGTGATTCGCTTGCCGGTCGCCTCGATTTTTGGCGCGGGCGTCGGCTCGGCCGGTTCGGTTTTCGCGAAGCCGGCACAGATTGCCTTGCAATCGATGCTGTTGCGATCGAGTTCCTTCAGGATCGCGAGCTGATCAGTTTCGTTTTCGCAGTCGATGATGACCGAGTATTTCAGGTCGATGTCGCCGATCGGCGGAGGCGTCGGCTTGTCCGGTTGTTCGGGAAAGACCGCCGCGATCGAGGCGCTGTCGGGAATCGAGGCGAGTAGCACGTCAAGGGCCGATTCGCTTGCAATGGCCATCGCTGCGACCGGATCGAAGACGGCGAGCAGGATGTCGGCCTCGGCAGGCGTGAGGTCGAGAATGTCAACGTCCCATTCCTGGCTCGGGTCCAGGTCTGTGCGGAGATGGCCGTCGATCAGCATGAGGCCTTGGGGCGTCTCGATTGCCCGCAGGCTGGCGCACTGACCGAGTTCGTTCAGGATCGCCGCGATTGCGTTCCGTTGATCGGTTCCGTGCTGGCGCCAGTTTTTCGGATTCGGGATGAGGTCGGCCGCCTTGACGCGACGGCGCTCTTTGATGCGATTCCGGAAGCCTGACGCGGATTGCTCGGTCGGTGCAGGCTTTTTCTTGCGGGGTTTTGCCATGGGGAAGTATACCACTCAGAAGAGCGTCGTTACCTTCGCGTTGCGTGAGCTGTTGCAGCCGAAATGCGCGCAATGGACGTTGTACGGCGCATCGTCGCCGCCCTTGCTCAAGGGAATGACGTGATCGATGGAGGCTGATTTCGGATCGGGAAATTTCATTAAGC